CCTTGCCCTCGAAACTCTTCATCTTCCTCTGCAATCGCGGGGTATTTAACGACTGTCCACTCATCCCCCCCTTCAGAAGCTGCTTTAAGTAATCGTCCTGCCAAGTCATCGTCATGCCAGCGAGTAAGGATAACCAGCACACCACCGCCAGGAGCAAGGCGGGTGTACGCAGTGGAAGTGTACCAATCCCAATTAGCCTCGCGGTTATTCTGCGATTCTGCATCTTCCCTGTTCTTGACGGGATCATCGATAACAAGTACGTGCGCTCCTTTTCCTGTTATACCACCGCCCACACCAGCAGCAACAAAACCACCGCCGCCAGTAGTAAGCCAAGCTTCGGCAGACTGCGAATCTGGGTCCAAACGTGTACGAAAGGCTGTTTTATATGTTGGTTCACGAAGTAACTGACGGACCTTACGGCTAAATCCCATCGCAAGCGAACCCGAGTACGAGCAAGATATAAATTCGTGGTTTGGGTTTCGACCCAGATGCCAAGCTGGGAACGCCACTGATGCCAATGTTGACTTACCGTGTCGCGGAGGCATGAAAAGCATGAGCCTTGGGGATTCTTTGGCAGATACACTACGCGAGAATTGTTCCAATCGACGACATATGTCTTTATGGACCCAACCAGCGCGGTAATCGGGGTTAAAACGCTCGACAAAAGGGAGGAGGCGTTTGCGCGTAAGGATTCTAATTGCAAGCTCTGCTTTAGCTTTTTCTTCAAGACTCTGTTCCTCTGGTGAAACGGTTAATGTTGGTTCTTCTCTTGGTTTAGGAGGAGGTAACTCTTCCTGCATTTTTGCCACGCAATAAACACAAAGGTTATTGTCAGCAGCAAACAACGTGACGGGTTGAAGCGTCTTACATAACGAGCATTCAGATTTTTCAACCTCAAGGGTCAACAGTAGGCTCCAGATATTTTGAGTCTTTACCCGCTAACTTAATTAACTCTTCATCACTTAAACGCTCTAACTGTTTTGCAGTCGCATTAATCTGTACATTGACCTGTGTAGATGGCTCTTCTTTTATCAATCCATGCAACTTCACCAAGCTATCAGTTGTATTCTTCATCTCCGTGGCATTGGCACTAATGGAATAGGCTTCCATATACATCGTGTGTGCATTAGCAACGGTGTACTTCACCTGTTCCCGCGCTTCTTCACGAAAATATTGCAAAGCTGCCTTCATTTCAGGCCGTTGCATGGCTATCAGGGCAGAATCATATTTTTTGTATCCCACTGCTCTTGCCGCAGCGCGGATCGACATACCACTAGCCACTAACATAACTAACTTTTCTTGTTGCACAGTTAGGGCGTTAAGTTGCAACCCCATGTAAGGCATATGGCTTTGGAACTCTGCGTGTGACATCTCGATATCGTCACTAATGGAGTGTGTCGCTTCCTTGGAAATCACAGACCTCTAATTTTTCTTCCAAATTCTCGTCGATGTAAACAAACACAGGTGCACGGTCACCCAGACCCGCTAACTCAAGGTCTTGGATGAACCCCGTCAAAGTCAGATCGCACCCTGACCTTTCTAAAATTGTTTCTACTAACTGTGCGTTATAAACAAGAACCTCTTCGCCACTTGCTTTGACACCGACACCAATAATTGCCTCGGATAACCCACTGATAGAAAAAGCTGTCATCAAAGACATAATGCCCACTATATTAGCGTTACTAATTCTTACTCGCAAGAGAAATCATGGATAGTTTTTACCCACCACCACATCATATCGGTGGATAAATTATGTCTCATGATGTTCACGCGATAACAAACAAGCTGAACATTTTGTGGCGTATAGTCAATATCATTATTTATCCTATCGACTGACGCATTAAATTCTTTTACTCCTCGACCATCTACATGATGTGTCATTTGTATACCTGATACAGCGCATCTGCCGTTTTGAATATCCCATAAAGCATGAAGATCTTCAGGAACCAAGTTCCAGTCGTGGGTTTTCCTGCGGGAAGACTTTAAGCGGGTTGCCAGACGAGTTAAATATCGATGTGGTGTCGATGTTTCAATGGCATTGCGCTTTGCATACTTACACGCATTGCAATCACCGCGAATAGTGTTCTTTTCTTTAAATACTTCAAACTCTGTAATCGGTAATTCACGTTTACAGCTTTTGCAGATCCGCATTTCGTCTGTATTGATGATACATGCCCCATGTTTCATGGTTGTTTTAAAGATAAGGGCTTACAAGAAAAAATCCACAAAAAAAAATTTCAGTTTTTTAATCTGAATCGCTCACACATTGTCTCCCCTACCAGCCGAGATCCTCCCCCCTTCCCCCGATCTCGGATTTGGAACCTTGTTTTGGATCATGTCTCATGAACCTAGTCTCTCAGTAACCCCCACGACTCGTCGTAGAAAAAGCCCTCCTCCTCGTCGCTCATACCTATGAGTAAGTTAACGGTTGTCGTTAGCTATTACTTAGGAGAAATATCATGGCACATTCAATCAAAGTTCAGCGTCTTCACCGTGGTCTGAAGAATCCCCAGACTTTGTACATTAAAACATCATCGGGTCGTGTCTACAGGCACCGACAGTTAGTCGATGACAACATGCTTGCAAAGATCCGATTCTCATTGGGTAGACACGATGGTGCTACATCTACTGCTAACTGGATCAAGGTGAGGGGCTAACCATCATGGATACTATTCAACTTCATCTCGACATCGACACCGACATTCCCCCCACAGGGAGTGTCGAACACCATCCAGCAAGAGACATGGATCATGATTCAGACATCATGGTGCCTGTTGACATTGCCATTACTCGTAGACAGTTCCTTTCATTCGACTTCTTTGGAGATCGTACATGAAACCAGACTACTACAGTGACAAAGAAGTTTTCAGCATGATGTGCAAAATCGTAGCGATTTCGTACATCGTGTCCTTTACACTCATTACTATATCTTACCTTTAGGAGATTTATCATGGTTCAACAAACATTAGGCTTCAACATGTCGCTCAAAGATCGATTCGCTACTGGATTACAGACCGTCTCAGAGAAAGCAGTTCCTACTGCGCTCAGAGCATGGAACTACACCAAAGAGAATCCAGGCGTTGTGTTCGTTAACACCTGCGCTGCCGTCGTCGCCATCGCCACTCTGGACATGGCCGACTCACTTGACAACATCGAGGACACAAACCTCGTTCAAGCTGCCTCAGACCTCGGTCTTCTCTAACCTTCTCTCCTCCTCATGGGTCATGAACTTCCTTCATGGCTCATGATTCTTCCCCTTTTCCTTCCTTTCCCCCAATTCATGCGCCTTTTTCCTTGTTTCATGGCTCATGTCGTGCGTGTGTGCATGGTGTGTGACATGTGTGACACTTGTGTGACGCAATGTGTGACAGGTTAATTTTGCGTTAAGCATTTGTTTTTACAACAGTTTATTGATTTGTGTGCAATGTGTGACGTGTGTGACAGGTTTTTCTGAGTTCAGCAGGGAAAAGCTGTTTTATGGACAGCTAACAGTGCCAAACACCACCTTTTTTTATTTTTCCTTAATAATAATATTATGACACACATGACACACATTTCTATTTGCTGTTAAGAATCATGAACTTACATCATGAACTTCGTGGCACACATCATGACACACATGTCACACATTCACTGTTTTGTTATGTAATTCAATGACTTATCGTGTCACACATTTTGTTTTTTGTTTGTTTAGGACCGACTCGGCCTAAAAAACACTCGGCCTCGTCGTTCATGCGCGTCTGTGAATGCACCATTAATCAGGAGACATTTATGTTGGATGTTATGTTCAGGGTCATTATTGCTGGTTCGCGTGATTTCAGTGATTACGATCTACTTGTAAGTAGTTGTGATCTGCTTCTGGCAAGGCGCAAAAAGCTCCACTTTATAGAGGTTGTATCTGGTGGGGCTAGAGGCGCAGATTTACTTGGTGAGCGTTATGCCAAGGAACGTGGTTTTAGTATCAAGCGTTTCCCAGCTGATTGGGATAAACACGGGAAATCCGCTGGTCCTATCAGAAACAAACAGATGGGTAACTATGCAGATGCCTTAATTGCTTTTCCAATTGGTAAATCTACTGGTACTCGCCACATGATAAGTGTAGCGCGGTCACTAGAGTTGCCAGTTAGATACGGCACGAATCAAAAAGCCTGTACCACAGTTTAATTCATTGTAACCATTAACAAAGGAGATTAATCATGGGACTAGATCAAATTGCATATTCAAGTGAAGTACGTCAGGAAGATGGTTTGCATGACGAATATCCGTTCTACTGGCGTAAGCATTCCAAGCTTCAGCAGTTCATCGAGGATGAGATATACAAAGAGCATGGGACGCTTGGTTGCACTGAAGCACAGCTTTGGTCGAAAAGTTTAGACGACCTTAACCTTCGACCAATCGAATTGAATATCGCTACGATTGCTATATTGCAAAATAGCCTGATATCAAATCGTATGCCGAAGTCAGAAGGTCGGTTTTACTTTGGGCATCAATGGCAAGACGAGAGAGCCACTGAGTATTTTGACCAGGACATGCAGTTCTGTTCATGGGCTATAGATCAGATCAGTGCAGGTCATCAGGTATTTTACCGCGCTGATTGGTAACGACTCGGCCTAAAAAACACTCGGCCTCGTCGATCATGTGTTCTATTGATTGAGCGTTTTTTGCTCTTTCTTGTTTTTCAATCGAATTAGTGATACTAATGTATATTAGTGTTGCTATTAATTTAACAACCTACTTAGGAGTTCAATTAT